ACAATCGAAAAGCAGGGCAAGGGCGAATACGATCTGGACGTATGTCTGAAGGGTTACATCTCGCGGCTTCGGGAGATGGCAGCATCTCGCGTTGGCAATGGCGATCTCAACCTCACGGACGAGCGCGCCCGGCTTGCCAAGGAGCAGGCCGACGCCAAAGAGATGGAAAACGCGATCACGCGGGGCGAATTGGTGTACATTGAGGACGTGGCAAAGCGGGTCGAGGTCGCGCTGTCCAATGTGAAGACCAAGTTGCTGGCCGTGCCAACCAAGGTCGCGCCCGAAGCGGCGGCGGCTGATGACGCGAAGGAAGTGCAGGCGCTCATAGAGCGACATATCATTGAGGCTTTGAATGAACTCGCAGGAATCAACGAGGCAGACGCAGGCTGACAAGCTGGAAGCCCGGCTCGTTGAGGCCGTGTCGCTGGCAATGAAGCCGCCGCCGAAGCTGACGGTGAGCGAATGGGCTGACACCTTCAGGGTGCTTTCGAGCGAGAGTTCGGCAGAGCCGGGCAAGTGGTCCACATCGCGGGCCGAGTATCAGCGCGGGATGATGGATGCTGTGTCCAACCCCGACATTGAGACTGTCGTTCTGATGACATGCGCGCAGGTCGGCAAGACCGAGCTTATCAACAACGTCGTCGGCTATCACATCCACCAAGACCCGGCCCCGATGCTGGTGGTCCAGCCGACGCTGGAGATGGCGCAGACATGGTCGAAAGACCGTCTGGCTCCATGCCTGCGCGATACGCCCGTTCTGAGCAACAAGGTCAAAGACCCCAGATCACGCGACAGCGGCAACACGACGCTGCACAAGACATTTGCTGGCGGCCATGTCACTGCCTGCGGGGCGAACAGCCCGGCCAGCTTGGCATCTCGCCCGTGCCGGGTGATCCTGTGCGACGAGGTTGACCGCTATCCGATCAGCGCAGGCACAGAGGGCGACCCCGTCTCGCTGGCCAAGAAGCGATCCAGCACGTTCTGGAACCGCAAGATCATCTTGGTCAGCACGCCGACCGACAAAGGGGCAAGCCGGATCGAAGCAGCCTACTCGGAGAGCGATCAGCGCAAGTTTTTCGTGCCTTGCGGGGATTGCGGCGAAACACAGGCGCTAAAGTGGGGGCAGGTCCACTGGACGGACAAAAACCCGTATTCGGCGGTTTACACCTGTGAGCATTGCGGATCGGCGTGGGATGACGCGGCGAGATTTCGGGCGATCAGGAAGGGCAAATGGCAGGCCACCGCCGAGCCGAAGGGCAAGGTCGCTGGCTTCCACATTAATGGCCTGTATAGCCCGTGGACCCCGCTTTATGAGGCCGTCTCGGACTTTATGAACAGCAAGCGCGATCCCATGCGCCTGAAGACGTGGATCAACACGTTCTTGGGCGAGACATGGGAAGAGCAGGGCGAACAGATCGACGAGATGGACCTGATGGAGCGGGCCGAGAACTGGGGCGATGAGTTGCCCGAGGATGTGCTGCTCATCACCGCTGGCGTTGACGTGCAGGACGACCGCTTGGAAATCGAGATCGTTGGCTGGGGCCGAGGCGAGGAAACATGGTCGCTGGCCTATGAGACGATGTACGGCGACCCATCGTCGGCTGAATTGTGGAACCGCCTCGACGTGACGTTGGGGCGGAAGTTTGACCACCCGACCTTGGGTGACATGGTCATTCGATCTGTCTGCGTGGACTCTGGCGGCCACTACACCCAGCAGGTCTACAACTATGCGCGGCTGCGGGCTGGCCGACGTGTGTTCGCCATCAAGGGCGTCGGCGGCGAGGGCAAGCCGATTGTGGGCAGGCCGACGAAGAACAACATCGGCAAGATCAATTTGTTCCCGGTCGGCACCGACACGGCCAAGGAGATCGTCTACGCACGGCTGAAGATCAGGGAGGAGGGCGAGGGCTATTGCCACTTCCCGGTTGGCCGCAGCGACGAGTATTTCCGCATGCTGACGGCTGAAAAGAAGGTCACGCGCTACTTCAAGGGCAGGCCGAGGATGGAGTGGGCAAAGATCAGGACGCGCAACGAAGCCCTCGACTGCCGGGTCTATGCGACGGCTGCTTTGGCTATTCTCAACCTAAACCTTGAGGCTGTTTACACTCAGGCCCAAAATCGGGTATCATCTGGTGAGCAACCTGCGGCCCCCCGCAAGCCGAAGGTGCCGATGCGGAGCGGTTTTGTCCACGGATACAGGTAATGGCCAATCTTTTTGACGCTGCCAACGCGCCAGAGGGCGAACCGCTTGAGATCGTCGTCGGCGATTTCATTCAGTGGAAGCGTTCTGATCTGGTTCAGGACTACCCGCTGGCATCCTACAGCGCGCAGTATGTCGCTCGGATCACGGGTGGTGGGAACACGGAAGTCACGATCCCTGCCACCGAAACGGGCAATACATATCTGTTCACAGCATCAAGCTCAACGACATCTGGATTTGAGCCGGGTTACTATCACTGGCAGCTTGAGGTGATCCAGACATCAAGCAGCAACCGCTTGGTGGTGGATCGCGGCGAGTTCACAGCGCTAGCCGATCTGGACGTGAACGGTGCCGATCCTCGCAGCCACGCTCAGATCATGATCGACAAGATCGAATCGATCCTGCAAGGCAAGGCCGACAGCGATGTCGGCAGCTACTCCATCGCTGGCCGCTCTCTGACCAAGATGAGCTTTGCCGAGTTGATGACGGCGCGGGACCAATACAAGGCCGAGTTCCAGCAGGAGGTCGTCAAGGACCGAGCGCGGCGCGGTAAGCCCACAGGAAGCACGATTAAAGTGAGGTTCGGCTGATGGGCCTTTTCGACATGTTCAAGCGCCAGAAAAAGGCGACCGGGAAGCGTGATTATCTGGCCGCCTCAAAGGGCCGCCTGTACATGGACTTCAAGGGCAGCAACAAGTCTGCCGACTCTGAGATTCGGTGGGTTCTGCGTGATCTACGCAACCGCGCCCGCGAACTGGAGCGTAACAACGAATACGCCCGCCGCTATCTGCAACTCGTTCAGACCAACGTGGTCGGCGAGAATGGCTTCCGCCTTCAGCTAAAGGGCCGGAACATCGATGGCTCCATCGACATGGCCGGGAACAACATCATTGAGGCGGCTTGGGCCGAGTTCTCGCGTCTCGGCGGATCGACCGTTGACGGCAAGATGTCGATGACAGACCTGTCGAATGCAGTGGTTCGCGGCGTGAAGCGTGACGGCGAGGTGTTCCTGCACATCGTCCGCAAGCCCTATCTGCGCCACGGCATCGGCGTTCAGATCATTGAGCCTGATCGCGTCGATGAGCAGATGAACGAGACGCTGCGCGACGGCAATCAGGTCCGCATGGGCGTGGAGTTGGACTCGGTGACGCGACGGGTTTCTGCTTATCACGTCTTGGTGAACAACCCCGGCGACTACGACTACACCACCACGACGACGGGCCTCTACCGCCAGCGCATCCCGGCAGATCAGATGATCCACATCTATGTGCAGGAGCGCGCAGATCAGACCCGTGGCGTGCCTGAGCTTGTGACAGCCATGCCAGCGTTGAAGATGCTGCACGGCTATCGTGAGGCAGAACTGACTGCTGCCCGCGTCGGCGCGTCCAAGATGGGCTTCTTCACGTCTCCGGCTGGCGATGGCTTCACGGCTGACGGGTTCGAAGACACCTTCACCCCGATGTACGACGCTGAACCCGGCACGTTCCATCAGCTTCCGGCTGGCGTTGATTTCACCCCGTTTGACCCCAACCACCCGACATCGGCCTTTGCGGACTTTGAGAAGGCGATCCTGCGCGGCATCGCTGGCGGTCTGGGCATCAGCTACACTGCGCTGGCCAACGATCTGGAAGGCACGTCCTACTCGTCGATCCGGCAGGGTGCGCTTGAGGAGCGGGACTTCTACAAGACCCAGCAGCATTTTTTCATCGAACACTTCATCGATCCGCTGTTCCGCGTTTGGATGGCCCACGTCATGGACTTCGCGCTGATCCCGATCAACGGGCCGGGCAAGTTCGACAAGTTCTCAATGGGCATATCTTGGCGTGCGCGTGGCTTCCAGTGGGTTGACCCGCTGAAGGAGATCAACGCCGCCGTCGTGGGCTTGCAGAACGGCATCATCAGCCACACCGACATCGCTGCTACCTATGGCCGTGATGCTGAAGAGACCTTCGCGCAGATTGAGCGCGACAAGGAAATGGCCAAGCAGTTTGGGCTGGCGATGGCCTACGAGCCATTCGGGTCGAAGCTGCCTGTCGAAGCTCAGGTGGAGGAATAGCAATGCCATATGCCAATGAACATGCTGCCCGCATCCGCGATCCTCGCCAATACGACAGCTTCCGCCGTCGCAACAACGGCGGTGGCCGTGGCGTTGACTACATCTTCGGCATCAAGGACGACACCAGCGAGATTCAGGCGATCCGTTTCCGAACTCAGTTCTTCACTGTGGCAGAGGCGCGGGCATGGCTGGATCGCAATAACTTTGAGCCGATTGAGTTTGAGCCTGCCACCGAAGAAGCGCGCTCTATGCAAGATGGGGGTGAGTTTGATATGATCGCCCGTGAAATGGAGGACGCAGCGATGCTGGAAGAAGAACACATCGAACCGACCGAGGCGCAAGAGGATGATCTTGAGCTTCAGGCCGAGCGTTATTCGCGTGACGGGATCGAAACCCGTGCGATGGCATTTGAAGACAAGGTGATCGATGGTGACGCCCGGCGCGTCAAGATCGCTGTCTCGTCCGAGGAACCCGTTGAGCGGTCCTTCGGCATTGAAATCCTCGACCACAAGCCCGGCAGCATCGATCTGTCGTTCTTGAATTCTGGCCGAGCGCCCCTTCTGCTGGATCACGATCCGACCAAGCAGATCGGCGTTGTAGAATCGGTTGCCTTGGATGGCTCGGCACGGCGTCTCCGTGCGACTGTTCGTTTCGGGAGAAACGGGCTTGCCAAAGAGGTTTTCGATGACGTGACTGATGGCATCCGAGCCAACATCTCGGTCGGCTATCAGATCAACAAACTCGACAAGGAAGGCAAGGAAACGTACCGAGCCACTTCTTGGATGCCTATGGAAGTTTCCATCGTTTCTATCCCCGCCGACAGGACAGTTGGCGTTGGCAGATCGGCGGCGGACGACCTGACCACCTCTATCCCTGCAACCCCTATCAAGGAGGCCAAAATGGCTGAATTTGATCTGGACGCGGTCAAGGCCGAAGCTGCCCGTGCCGCTGCCAAAGATGCTAGCGAGATGATCCGTCTCGGCGCATCGCACAACAAGCGTGATCTGGCTGAAAAAGCCATCTCTGCTGGCCGTTCTCTCGCGGAATTCCGTGGCGAACTGCTGGAAGCAATCGGCAACAAGCCTCTGGAAACGGCCAACATCGGCCTGACCCAGAAAGAGGTCCGCAAGTTCTCGCTCATGGCTGCGATCCGCGCTATGGCGAACCCGACCGACTTCCGCGCTCAGGAAGAAGCCCGTTTCGAATTCGAAGCCTCGGCTGCTGCCCAGCGTGCTGCTGGCGTCGATGCCAAGGGTCTGATGATCCCCGGCGACGTTCTGCGGTCGTGGGCAAAGCGTGATTTGAACACCTCGGACGACTCCAGCGTGATCGCGCAGGACTTCCGTGGCGGTGACTTCATCGACGTTCTGCGTAACGCTTCGTCTGTGATGCAGGCTGGCGCGACCATGCTGACGGGCCTCAAGGGCAACGTAGCTATCCCGAAGAAAGCTACTGGCTCTGCGGCTGGCTGGATTTCGACGGAAGGCGGCGCTGCTTCTGAGTCGGAGCCGACCTTCGGTCAGGTCACCATGACCCCGAAGACGCTCGGTGCCTTCACCGACATCACGCGCCTGATGATGATGCAGTCCTCGCCCGATATCGAAGCTCTGGTTCGTGACGACTTGTCGCGGGCTATCGCTCTCGCTATCGACCTCGGCGGCCTGCGCGGCACTGGTTCCTCGGGCCAGCCCACTGGCATCAAGGCGACCTCGGGCGTCAACAAGCCGACCGCCTTCGCGGCTGCCAACCCGACCTTCGCTGAAGTCGTTGCTCTGGAAACCGCTGTGGCCGAGGACAACGCTCTGCTGGGCAACCTCGCGTACATCCTGCCTGCTGGCATGTATGGCGCGCTGAAGACCACCGCCAAGGCCTCTGGTCAGGGTCTCTTCGTGGTCGAGCAGCCGGGCAACACGATCAACGGCTATCGTGCGATTGTCTCGAACCAAGTCACCGCTGGCGACCTGTTCTTCGGCAACTTCTCGGACCTGCTGATCGGCATGTACGGCGGCTTGGACATCCTCGTCGATCCTTACACCTCGTCCAACACTGGCACCGTGCGTATCCGCGCACTCCAGACGGTCGATGTGGCGGTTCGTCACGCTGTGTCCTTCGCCTACAACAACGACGAAACCTAATGGTTTTGAAGTGGAATGGGGGCGGCTTCGGTCGCCCCCAACCTCAACAGGAGGCTAAAATGGCAAACTACCTGATCCTAAAATCCTGCATGGCTGGCGGCGCTGCCCGCAGTGCTGGCGAGATCGTCGAACTGTCTGAGCAGGAGGGCAAGTCTCTCTTGGCTATGGGTCGGGTTGATGTTGCCCCAGAGAGCGCGGCTCCTGCCGTCGCTGATCGCAGCGTTGCACTTGATACCAGCGATGCGCCTAAAGTTTCGAAGCGGGCCAAGAAGGAATAATCATGGCCCTGCCCTTCGCCACCGATCTGCTGACACTGTTCAACGTCAATGAGTTCGCGGTCAACGTCACTTACAGTGGCGGTACGATCCGTGGCATCTTTGACAATGAGACGGTGCCAGTGGACGCTGGCGGCTTTGTTTCCGTGCATCAGGAGCAGCCTCGCCTGACCTGTCGCACCACGGATGTCCCATCCATTGCAGAGGACCAGACGATGGTCATCTCTGGCGTGACCTACAAGGTTCGCGCTTGGATACATGATGGCACGGGCGTCACCGTTGTTCAGTTGGAGAAGCAGTAATGTCCCACGTCAGAAAGCAGATACGCGACCAGTTCGTGACGCGTCTGACCTCTGGCGTCACTCTGGTCTCCAGCCGGGTTTTCGCCACGCGGGTCTATCCGCTGACGCAGGCCAAGTTGCCAGCCATCACGGTCACAGCGGGTGCGGAGACATCCGGCCTGATGACGATGGGCGCGACGATGGGCGTCAAGTCATTGGATCGTACGGTGGAGATCACGGTTTCAATCTATGAGAATGCCACTGCATCGCTTGATAGCGCGGTTGACGCCATCGCGGTGCAGGTTGAAGAGGCTATCGGAGCGGACTTCACGCTAGGTGGCATTGCGAAGGAATCGGTGCTAACATCGACGAGCATCGACTTTTCTGGTGAGACTGAGCAGCCTGTTGGCATCGCAACGATGACTTTTGCTGTAAGGTATGTCACTAGTCTAACTGATGTCGAAACAGCCAAATAAAGGAGGCTCCTGCTATGGCTACGCACGCTGGCAGCGAAGGCACCGTCAAAGTCGGAGCCAACGCAATCGCCGAAATTCGGTCGTATTCGATTGAAGAATCGGCTGACACCCTTGAAGACACCTCTATGGGTGATAGCGCACGGACCTATAAGCCGTCGCTGACCACCTACACCGGGACGATTGACGTTCTGTGGGACGAGACCGACACCACGGGCCAAGGCGCTCTGACCATCGGTGCCTCCGTCACGCTGAACCTCTATCCCGAGGGTTCGACCACTGGTGACATCTATTACACTGGCACCGCCATTGTGACGGGTCGCTCCATCTCTGCGTCGTATGACGGTCTGGTTGAGATGTCGATCAGCGTGCAAGGCACTGGCGCTCTGTCGCAAGCGACGGCTTCCTAATGAGCTTGGCGAAGCGCATTGCAGCCAAGCGGGCTGACCAGCAACGTGGCTTCGTCGATGTCGAAGAATGGGGCGAGGGGGAAACTCCCCTTCGCCTCTTCTTCACGTCTGTGAGCGCACGGGACATCGAAAAGGTCCAGCGCAAGTACAAGGACTTTCTGACCAACACCTCCTTGGGTGCGATGGTCGAGATGGTCATTGAAAAGTGCGAAGACCAAAAGGGCGACAAGGCGTTCACCCTTGAGGATAAGCCGATCCTGATGGGTGAGGCTGTCGGCGTGATCGCCAAAGTGTTCGGCGCGGTCTTCAACGCGACGAGCATTGAGGATCACACAAAAAACTAAGAGGCGACCCATTCAGGCTCAACTTGGTGGCGCTGGCAGACAGGTTGGGCAAGACCATCTCGGAGATTGAGGAAATCTCGCTTGATGAGTATAATGAATGGGTGGCCTACTTTGCCGTCATGAAGGAGCGCGAGGAAAATGAGCGAAAGACTCGTATTTGAGTTGCAGGCCATCGACCGCGCCACTGCGCCGTTGAAGGCCGTTCAGGCTCAGGTCGGCGCGACGGCTAAATCTGTTGACGCTGCCAGCGCCAGCATGGGTCGGTTTGCCCAAAAATCTGGCCTTGCGAACAGAGAAACCCAAAGGTTTTTCCGAGGCGCTCTCCAGCAAGCTGGTTATCAGATGGGCGACTTCGCGGTTCAGGTGGCGAATGGCACTAATGGCGTGCAGGCCTTCGGTCAGCAGGCCGCTCAGATGGCTGGCGTGTTCGGTCCATTCGGCGCAGTTCTTGGAGCAGTTATTGCGTTAGGTTCTGCGCTTTATGTATCCTTTGAGCGCGCCACATCTGCCTCAGACGGCTTGTCTCAGTCTGCCAACAATCAGACAATCGCGATGAATAATCTGTCCGGCGCGATAGATGAAACCATTCAGAAGCTCAACGAATATCGGTTTGGCGGCTCTGCGACTGAGTTTGCGAAAAACGAGATTGAGAACATCAGGTCTCAGGTGCAGGGCTTGAGAGAACTTCTTGCTGGTCTTCGGGCAACAGAGACGGGCGGCGGCTCTACTGGTCTTGAGCAGATTAAGGCGATGTTCGCCAGAGACGCGGCGATTGAAGAGTTCAAGACGCGAAAGGAGGCTTTGCGCGTCCTTGAGGAGAAGCTGCAAGTCCTAGAGGCATACAACGAAGCCCAGCGCATGCTGAACGGCGGCCTGTCTGTTCAGGCTGGGATCACTGCTGGCTTGGTCTACGATAAGCAGGTTGAGCTTCGTGCCGCAAAAGAGGCCGCCAAAGCAGCAGAGCAGGCTGCGATAACGGACAGATATCGCACAGACGTGTTCCATGCACTTGCCGGGGAGACGGCATCTGTAAGCATGCACATGAGCGAGGCATTCAAGTCTGGCCTTGGACTTAGCCAAATTGATGTCTCAAGTGGCATTGCCGCCGCTGCAAACTCCGCCGCCCGTCTTGCAAAGGATTTGGGTATTAGCCTTGGCGCTGCTCAAAAAATGTTGCAACTTGGCTATCAGGGCAGTGGGCGGCCAGTTCTTGATCCAAGAGACCCGAGGTATAATGAAAGCGCCGCCATGCGTGCTTCTAATTTCGGGTTCACCTACGATAGAAGCTATGGCAATGACACCGCATCCGCAGCATCTCGCGGCGCAGGCGGCGGCGGCGCTATGGACCCGCTCAAGCGCCTGCGCGAACAGATTGACCTTGAGCGCCAGCTTATCGGGATGACCGAGGCCAAGCAGCAGGTCATAAAGTCCCTTGGCGATGATTGGCAGAAGTATGACATGTCGGTCATCGACGGTCTGGCGCAGCAAATCTCGGAGATGGAGAAGTTTAAACAGATCGGCTCGACCATTAAGGAATCGTTCTCCAAGGCGTTCATGTCGATGGTGGACGGCACCAAATCTGTGAAGGACGCCTTCAAACAGATGGCTCGTAACATCATCATGGAACTCTACGAAGTTCTGGTGGTTAAGCAGCTTGTCGCTGGTGTAACTGGGGCATTCGGAAAGGCATTCCCTGTCCTTGGCAAGGCGCTCGGGTTCATGGCAGACGGCGGCACGATGCAGGCCAATCGGCCCTACATCGTTGGTGAGCGCGGGCCTGAATTGATGGTGCCGGGCCGCAGCAGCGCAGTAATACCAAATGACAGGCTTGGCGGAGGTGGCGCGGTTATCGTCAACCAAACGATAAACGTCTCCACGGGCGTGCAGCAGACCGTCCGCGCCGAGATCAAATCGCTGATGCCGCAGATCGCGGACAGCGCCAAGGCGGCTGTCTTGGACGCCAAGCGGCGCGGTGGCGCATATGGGGGAGCCTTCGCATAATGGCAATCAGTTATCCTCTCGCGCTGCCGACACACACAGGCATCCGCAGCATCGAACTGCGGGCCGTCAATGCGGTGGCCTACAGCAGAAGCCCCTTCACCTTCGCTGGGCAGGCCTTCGCCTATGCTGGCCAGATGTGGCAGGCTGATGTGACATTGCCGCCGATGAAGCGAGCAGACGCTGAACAGTGGGTCGCTTGGCTCGTCAGCTTGCGCGGATCACTGGGAACATTACTGCTCGGCGATCCTCTCGGAGCGACTGCGCGTGGTGTCGCAACAGGCACGCCGCTCATCAAGGGTGGATCGCAGACTGGCGGCACCATCAACATCGACGGGGCAACATCCGGCGTCACTGGCTGGCTGAAGGCTGGCGACTATGTGCAGATCGGCAGCGGCGGGACGGCACGCTTGCACAAGGTCTTGCAGGACGCCAACAGCGACGGCTCTGGCAACGTCACGCTTGAACTCTGGCCGCACGTCCGCACCGCGCCAGCCGACAATGCAGCCGTGACCGTAAGCAGCGCCAAGGGTCTTTTTAGATTGGCCAGCAACGAGCAGGCTTGGTCGATCAACGAGGCCAGCATCTACGGCATCACGTTCTCAGCGATGGAGGCTGTCTGATGTCGAGAACCGTTCCAGCCGCGATCCTGACCGCTCTGGCCCAGCCCGAGGTCTATCCGTTCTATGCCGTCGAGATGATGTTCGACACGGCTCCCCTGCGGCTCTGGACGGGCTACGGCGACCGCACGATCAGCCTCAACACCTACATCGGCACGGGTAACTTGATGTCGATCAGCGGGCTTGAGGAGGCTGGCGATTTGTCGGCCAAGTCGGCATCCCTAACCTTGAGCGGCATCGACAATGCCATCGTCGCACTGGCGCTGGCAGAGCCTTATCAGCGTCGGATTTGCCGCATCTTCTTCGGCGTCTCCAGCGTGTCTGATGTGGTCGAGGTGTTCTCTGGCTACATGAACACGATGACCATCGAAGACAGCGGCGAGACATCGAACATCTCCCTGACGGTCGAGAGCAAGCTGATCGAACTGAACCGGGCTAGAGTTCGCCGCTATACGCACGAAAGCCATCAGGCGCGGCACCCAGACGACACCTTCTTTAGCTTCGTCGCAGACCTTCAGGACAAGTCGGTGGTATGGGGCAGGAAGGAAGCATAAAGGCGCTGCACGCCTTCTTGCGTGAGGTCGCGAGCAGGCCTTTCGAATGGGGCGTGTGGGATTGCCTGATTTTCACCAACACAGCTTTCCGGCGCATGTACGGCAAAGGGTGGGGCGATGATCTGGCGGGCCGTTACATGGACGCAGGACGCCCTCTGACGCGCTTCCAGCTTCGCCGGGAGTATGGCTACCAAAATGTCGAGGACGCGCTGTCTGAGCGTCTTTCGCAGGCCTACAATGTGCCGCCGAGAGGCGCGCTGGTCGTCGGCAGTTCTGGCGTGATACAGGCGAGATATATGGGCGTTGGCTTTGGAATATCTGTCGGATCAAACGCGGCGTTTCTTTCCGAGGCTGGCGTGGTATATTACCCCATCGAATACATCGACAGCGCATGGGTGAGAAACGATGACGCCGCTTAAAAAGCTCCTGACAGGCACAACGTCGCTTTCGCATCCGGGCTATTTGGTGCGGGTTCCTGCCATCGCTGGGGCCATCGCGGGCGCACTTGGTGTCACCAGCGTTGTCGGGACGTTCCTGGTTTCAGCCGCTGTTTATGTCGGCGTGTCACTTGTGACATCTTGGGCTGTCGCCGCCCTGACGCCAAAGCCTGATCTTTCTGGAACCCGTGGCACGCTGGTCAACGCACGCGAGGCCGCAGCCCCGCAGGAGTATGTCTACGGCACCGTCCGCAAGGGTGGCGTCATCAGCTACATGGAAGCCACGGGCGGTCAGAACGAGTATCTGCACATCATCCTGACGCTGGCGGGCCATGAGGTTGCATCTATCGGCAACATCTACATCGACGATCAGGTCGCATCGCTCGACGCCAATGGCTTCGTCACCAGCCAAAGCTGGAATAGCAAGATCAGGATCAAGAAGTACACGGGATCGCAGACAGCCGCTCCGGCTGAACTTTTGGCCGAAAGCGCCCAGATCGACAGCAGCTTTGTCGGCTATGGCATCGCCTACCTTTACATCCGTTTGGAGTATGACCAAGACGCATTCCCCAACGGGATGCCGCTTTTCACCGCCATCGTAAACGGCAAGAAGGTCTATGACCCGCGCAATGAACTGACGGCACTTTCTGCCAACGCCGCCCTCTGCGTGCGCGATTACATCATCACGGACTATGGCCTCGGCGACGTTGGCGTGGATGAAACCACCTTCGCAGCCGCAGCAAACATCAGTGACGAGAACGTCACGCTGGCCACCAGTGGCACGGAAAAGCGGTACACAATGAACGGCGTCATTCGGGCCGATCAAACGCCGGGCAGCGTGTTGCAAGACATGATGACGTCCTGCGCTGGCACGTTGTTCTGGGGTCAGGGAAGCTGGCAACTCAAGGCTGGCCACTATACCAGCCCGGTCAAGACCTTCACGCTGGATGACTTCCGCAGTCCGATCCAGATGCAGACCCGGCAGTCGATGGCCGACGTGTTCAACGTCGTGCGCGGCACGTTCACCGACAGGTCTCAGGATTATATCGTTGCTGACTATCCAGAGATGACGAGCGCGACGTATCTGGCGGAAGACAACAACGTCGAAACCCCGCTGGACCTGACCCTGCCCTACACGACCTCGGCGGCCACCGCTCAGCGCATTGCTGCCCTGACGCTAAACCGTGGCCGGGAGCAGATCACCCTGAACGCAGACTTTAGCGTTGCAGCTTTCGGCGTGCAGGTCGGCGATATCGTCGGCATCACCAACAGCCGATACGGCTGGTCTGCCAAAGAGTTCGAGGTTGTCGGCTGGCAGTTCTTTGCGGATCAGGATGCTGGCGATCTGCGCGTCAAGCTGACCCTGCGCGAAACATCAGAGGCAGCCTTCGATTGGGATGCCGAAGAGACGGCGATCATCAGCAACAACACCACGCTGCCGATCTTCAACACCGTGCCAGCGCCGTCCGACCTTGTTCTGACGGCCACGACTGTTCTGAACGATGACGGCATCGCTCTGCCTGCCATCCGTGCGTCTTGGACGGCCACGGTGGACCGCTTCGTGCAATACTATGAGGTGCAATATAAGCGCCTCGGCGGCGAGGAGGATTATGGCTCCATTGCCGACGCGCAGACCGACAGCGAGAACTGGGGCAGCATTACTGTGTCTGCCACCGAGAGCGAGGATTGGGGGCTTACCAACGAGCCGATCATCACGCCGGATGCGGAGTATGTCAGCGTACTCGGGACGACGAACAGCTTCCTGATCCAGCCCGTCTTGAACGGTTATGACTACATTGTGCGCGTCCGCGCCGTAAACTCGCTTGGCGTGCGGTCTCCGTTCATCACGAACTCGATTGCATCAGTCGGCGACACGACGCCTCCCGGCACCCCGTCGAACCTTACATCATCGCCGGGTCTGAAATACATCGAACTGCGTTGGATCAACCCGGCAGATCAGGATTTTGCCCACGTCGAAATCTGGGAAAGCGCGACCAACAATCTGGCCAGCGCCACGCAAGTCGGCGAGTCGTCCGGCTCAAACTTTGTCCGCGCCAATCTCGCAAATGACGTGACGCTCTATCACTGGATCAGAGCGGTTGACTATTCTCTGAACAAGTCGCCCTTCACGTCGTCCGTCAACTCGACCACGCTCTTGATCGCACCTGCGGACTTCGACCAAGCTGTGAACGATCTGTTTACCGAGGCTGGAGCGTTTGGCGTCGAGCCTGTTTCGTCGCTGCCAGCTACAGGTGGCTTCGACGGCCAGCTTGTGCTGCTTCTGCCTGAGATCACGATCTACCGCTGGGATGCCACCACGTCGGCATGGTCCACAGACATCTACACGGCTTCCTCGCTTTCGGCGGGTTCAATCACATATGCCAGCTTTGCCGCTGGCATTGAGCCTGTCGGCGTGGTCAACACCCTGCCCACTGTCTCTGGCTATGTCGGCCCAAGCGTTGTCGTGCTGACCACAGACGGCAAACTCTATCGCCTCGTCAGTGGCGCGTGGACAGCAGCGGTCAGCACATCGGACATCAACGGCACGCTCGGGGCAGGCCTGTTCCCGACTAGCCTGCGTCCTGTTGAGGTTGTCGCTTCTCTGCCGTCGATTGATCTTTATCAGGGCCGGATCGTCCTGCTGACGACAGACAACAAACTGTATCGCTACACAGGCTCTACGTGGACAGCCGCCGTGCCTGCGACCGATCTTACCGGGCAGATCACCGGGACGCAGATCACCGACAACGCCATCACGACCAGCAAGATCGCGGCCAACTCCGTGACGGCCACCCAGATCAATGCTGGCGCTGTGACGGCAGACAAGGTGAGCGCAGGCGCAATTTCCGCCGACAAGATCGCGGCCAACGCTGTGACGGCTGACAAAGTTGCCGCCAACGCCATCACGGCGGCCAAGATCGCGGCTGGGTCCATCGAAAGCGACAAGCTGGCGGCCAACAGTGTCATCGCTGGCAAGATCGCGGCTGGCGCTGTCAACGCAGACCAGATCGCGGCCAACGCGGTTGTCAGCGCAAAGATCGCGGCTGGCCAGATCACAGCAGACAAGATCGCCACCGATGCGGTCACGGCTGACAAGATTTTGGCTGGGTCGATCATCACGTCTAAGATCGCCGCTGGTGCTGTCACGGCGGCACAGGTATCGGCTGGTGCGATTACAGCGGATAAGCTGAACGTGTCATCATTGTCCGCCGTCAGCGCAACCATCGGCACGCTGCAAAGCGCACCGTCCGGCGCACGTCTTGTAATCCAAGACGACAAGATCAGCGTGTTCGACAGCAGCGGCACACTGCGCGTTAGGATCGGGAACTTGGCATGAGTTACGGCATCCTCATTCCGAATATCACCAGCCTGACCTCCACGCCGGAAGTTTTTAGAGGCGCTCGTTTGCTCAGGATAGTTCAGGCAAGAGATTGGAACGGGTCTCAGTCTGTGCCTGAGTTTAATTCGGCTAGTGGTTTTTTCTATGCAAGAAGCAATGTGAACGCCGCAGCAACGCCAAGGATGATATTCGACAACTCATCAAAGGTCTTTTCTTGGTCGGTTGGAGGCTCTGGAGCAGTCAACGACACCAACTGGTCTAGGAACTTTGACGTGTTTTTCTTTGCCAGCGGAGCAGTCTGATGTCCTACGGAATCGTTGCTTATGACGCCACAGGGGACACAGTCTTTGACTCTAATTTCGCCGCATTTGCGTATGAAAGAAAGGTCACTCTTTCTGGGCTGAACAGGCCCAGCACATCATTTTTTTATGCCACATACGATCCGTTAAACCCAACTGCGCCCGTCACGTCGCAAATCTTGAGGACGGGCTTTCACGATTACACCACCGATGCCGTCTGGACAGGAGACGCAAATCGATCTTCAGCTATCCTTGCGTTCAACATCCCGGTCGGTGGGTTTGTTTATTATTACGCAGGGCTGGGGCGCGTCTTTACAAGTTTTGCCTCATTGCAGGTTGCCGTCCTGAAGCCATTCAATGTTCTTGGTAACGGGTCCGCAACTTATGGGGCCACTGTCAGGAACGCAAATCAAGACATAACTTGGTCATCTTCTTGGCCGCTTGTCAGGATACAGGGGCCATTGAGGAACGCCACGACATACGAAGAGACAAGCTGGTTCGCCCTGTCTGGCAACACAAGGCGAAGGCTAAACTCAAGTGGCGGTCCTACTGGCTTGAGAAATTGTGTTGTAGGGCTTCAGAGAACAAGCGCGACTCAAATCCAATGTCTTTACGGACTTTTGGACTTTGTAAACTTTGATGGATATGGAGCCGACACGCAAGACCAAGCGGGCCTCGTCCTTTTCAACATCAATGTATGACCTAGCCCAACCCGCCTGAATCGTGATACAAAGAGGCGCAGCTTCGAGGTGACAGCATGACTAAGCAGGTTCAACGCCGCCGTGGGACTTCCACCCAGCACACCAGCTTCACGGGTGCCGAGGGTGAAATCAGCGTCAACACGACCAACAAGTCGATCCACGTTCACGACGGAACGACGGCTGGCGGTGTGGAAGCGGCGCGGGCTGATCTTGCCAATGTCTCCGACACCAGCCTGAACAATGCCCTCTCGGGCAACACGCTGGCATCCCTTACCATCACCTCCGCCGACATCAACGGCGGCACCATTGATGGCACGACCATCGGCGGCACGTCTCCGGCTGCTGTCACTGGAACGACCATCACGGCCACTGGCGACGTGACCATCCCCGACAAGATCATCCACGCTGGCGATACCAATACCGCCATTCGTTTCCCTGCGGCTGATACCGTGACGGTGGAGACGAGTGGGGCTGAGCGGTTGCGGGTGGATAGTTCGGGGAATGTGCTGGTCGGAACCACCTCCGCTCCTGCTACGGCGAGTCTGCTCACCTTGTCAGCGCCCGCAAACACACTTTACGGAACCTTTAATGCGGCAGGGCAGACATACAGTTACTTGACGATGCAGACGAGCGGAACGGATTTTGGCTACATTGGCCCCGGCGCTCTGGATTTGCCAGCCACTATGAGCATTGTTGCTGCTGGCGCTCGTTCTCTTACTCTTGGCACCAACGGCGCAGAACGTATGCGGATTACCTCTGCTGGTGATGTGGGGATCGGTGCTACGCCGACAGGGTTTGGCCGCTTTGAAGTAACTCAGGCAACCAACAAGCGCATCTTAACTTCGACCGCTGCGGCTTACGGTGGAAACGCCTTTGTTGGCATTAATGATGCTGGTGCAGAAGTCGCCTTTGGTATTGCAGGAAGCCAGCTTATTTTTGCCACTGGTGCCACAGAACGCCTCCGCATCGACAGCAGCGGCAACGTGGGGATTGGGACGAGTAGTCCTACTGCGGCAAAACTTGTCGTTACAACAGGCGATACCGCGCAGACAGCGCAATTTCAAGGGGCTACAGGAAGGGTTCGCGTTCGGGGGTATCAAGACGCGACGAGTGGCGGTATAATTGACAGCACCAACACTGCGGAAAACGCGTACGCTCCGCTTACGTTGCAGGCCTCTACGCTTCGGCTGCTAGGCAACAATGCAACTGGAATTACTGTAGACGCATCAGGCAACGTGGGGATTGGGACGAGCAGCCCATATGCGGATACTGGTTATCAGGCGCTCGACATTCGTGGAAGCACTGGGGCGCAAATTCAGCTTGGCACTACTTCTGGGCGTGAAGGAGAAATCTCCTCAAACGCTACAAGCGGCCTGACCCTCAATACAATCAACGTCACGCCGATTAGGTTTTTCACTAACGGCAATGAACGCATGCGTATCGACGGATCAGGCAACGTGGGGTTTGGCTTGACCTCTCCCAGCTATAAAGTCCATGCTTCTGGTTATCTTGCTTCAACCGCCCAAGGCACAACCTCGCTCTTTGGGTCCGACAGCACCGGGACATTTGTAGGAAACACCTCGGCTACGGCACCTGTCTATTTTTGGACAAACGGTGCAGAACGCGCCCGCATCGACAGCAGCGGGAACCTGCTGGTTGGGACGACGAGTGCGTCCTGTGGCGGCTCTACGATGCGCCAGCATGTCAGCGCCACTGATTTTGTTCTGGGCGTCACAACTGCTGCCTCTGGAAATACGCAAGCTGTTCGTTTCGCCTACGGAACTACAGCAGTTGGTTCAATCACTTTAACTGGCTCCGCCACCACCTACGCCACCACGTCCGACTACCGCCTGAAAGAGAACGTCCAGCCCATGCAGGATGCTCTGGCGAAGATCGCCCAGTTGAACCCTGTGACCTACACATGGAAGGCTGACGGCTCGGACGGCCAAGGCTTCATCGCGCATGAACTGCAAGCTGTCGTGCCTAATTGCGTATCGGGTGAGAAGGACGCTGTAGATGCCGAGGGCAACCCGCAGTATCAGGGCGTAGACACCTCGTTCTTGGTCGCCACCTTGGTGAAAGCCGTTCAGGAACTCAAGGCCGAGGTTGACAGCCTCCGCGCACAACTTAACCCCTAACCCCGAAAGGAGGATCAAGATGGCCGAGAAAAAACCAAACGTCATCACGATCAACGACGTGACCGCTTACCCCGTAGAAGGGGTTGACCCCTGTTACTATCTTACCGCCGCCGGAGACGTCTACTCAACAAAAAGAGGGCTCCCAGAGCGGCTCTCTGGTGTTGTCGGCAATAACGGATACAAGGCATTTACCTTCCGCAACGCTGGAAAGGATGTCCGTTTAAGTCTGCACAGGCTGTTGGCTGCTCATTTTTGCGAGAAGCCAGATGGCTGTGATGTGGTCAACCACAAGGATGGCGACAAGCTGAACAACGCCATTGAGAACTTAGAGTGGGTCACGGCAGGTGATAACGTGCGTCATGCTTATGCGACAGGACTGATGCAGAAGTCGGACTATGTTCACATTGCTAAGATGGTTTTGGCATCACATGGCAGACGCGCCAAGTTTACAAAGGTCGAGGCCGACCAGATTGCTGAGGAGTACTCCGCGATGGAAAAGCCTGAATACGCAGTCATAGCCAAACGTCTGGGATGTGGCACCGAAACGATCCGCAGGATTGTCTTGGGTCAACAGAAGATTTTTAAGGAGATCGCGGCATGAAGACCGTAGATATTAACGGAACGGAATATAGTGAAGACCAACTGACGGACGAGCAGAAGATGCTCATCAATCACGTTGCTGATCTGGACCGCAAGATCGGTTCGACACGGTTCAACCTTGACCAGCTTCAGGTTGGCCGTGATGCCTTCGTCAACATGCTCACCGCCTCGCTGGCACAAGGAGAAACCGAATGACCGCCGTCATCACTTGGAAGATTTCCCAACTCGACCGCAATGCCGCTGATGGTGGCGTGACGACCGCCCACTGGACCGTGACTGCCGTTGACGGGGAACACAGCGCCTCCGCATACAGCACCGCAGGCTTCACCCCTGACGCATCGGCTGCGGGCTTCAAGCCCTACGACAGCCTGACCGAAGCCGACGTGCTGGCGTGGGTCTGGGGTTCCGTGGACAAGGACGCCGCAGAGGCCAGCCTGTTGCAGCAGATCGAAGCCCAGAAGGCACCTGTCACCCTGACCGGGACGCCGTGGTAAAATGACGACCGAGATGCTCTGGAGCCTCGGTCTATCAGCAGCACTCGGCCTCATTGGCTGGGTGCTGAAAAACCACGTCGAAGAGGTCAAGCGGCTGCAAATCCTGCTGAACAGGACGCGGGAGGAAGTAGCCCGTGACTACGTTACGCGGGCCGACATGCACACCGACATGAACCGGGTCATCTCGCGGCTGGACAACCTCGACAAGAAAATCGACGAACTGATGCGGAGCCTTGCCAAATGAGACTTGCCCTCATCCTCTTGGTCGCTGGCTGCGGCCCTGTTACTGTATCGTCCGTGGCCTACACGACGGCCTGCCCGAAAGGTGACCGCCAGTGCGAAATCCGCCAAAACGCAGAGACCCTGTACTACATGGCGCACGGAGACGCGGCCAACGAACTGCTATGCTCCGGCGATACGCGGGACGTTATGGGTGCGCTCTGCTCTGTCTACTGACGACAGCAGCCACCGCCCAAGTCAGCGGTGATCTAAACACCAACAGCGGCAACACCAACTCCACCATCGACAGCGGCAACATTTCGACCAGCGAGACGCGGAACTACAACGGCGCTGGCTCGTCTCCGTTCTCTACGCCCGTGCCGACAGCCGCAGCGCCGACAGTCATGGGCGGCGGCGGAAATGATAGCTGCCTGATCCCTAAGCAGCAGGCTTTCCAGATTTCGATCTTCGGACGCGCCGAGGGCAGCATGGAGCAAGATGAGGAGTGCAACCGCCGCAAGGACGCCCGCCTGCTCGGCACACCGCAAGAAGCTGGCGGGCTGGGCCTGCAAGTCAGTGGTATTTCGGTCATGTGCGACAACGCCCAAATCTACAAAGCTATGGCGCTGGCCAGCACACCATGCCCGATCTACAGCATTGAGACGGGCAAGCTTCTGGTAGGCCGCGAGGGCTATCTGGCCATGCGTGACAATCCCTACATTTATGTGGTAGGGTACGCGCAAGATCAGTCCTTCTGGGACACATTCCTGATGATCGGAGAGGAACTGCCCGATGTCGTACCTCAAGAAAGCAGCGGCCCTACTCTGTCTGAGCGTTTCCGCCGCTCACGCCGATCCGACGATGACGGACCTACAGGGGTCAGCCCAGACAATCCTTAACCAGTTGTCAGCGGCCCAGAGCCTGACGGCTGGCGCGGTCTACAGTGCTGGACAGGGCGACATCCTCGCACCGGGCGTCATGCAGACGGCGACAGTCACCGAACAGATGCGGCTTGATTACAACGCTGATGTGCAGGGGGTAATCGACGCGACATACTACAACGCCGAGATGTTGTTTCAGGATCAATACGCCGCAACAATGGTCAATCTCGATTCGGCTGTCGATAACCTCGTTGCCGCGACTGCGGTTTTGATGGAGGTGCAGGCGGTGGCCAACATGGCAGCCAACGCCGACACGGTGCAGGAGCAGATGGCCGTGCAGGCTGTCCTAACCAACAATGACATGACCGTCAGCGCCGCCGACGTGAACAACTACAACAACGCTCTCGGCGCTGTGCAGTCCTACGCCCGCGATGCTGGTGCCTTTTTGGCGGCCTCCCGCAACACGACCATGACCGGGACTGTGGACGCCTATGCTGCCAACAGCGGCACCAACCTGTACGGCGCGACGGTGGCCTACTCGCCCACGTTTGACATCATGAACATCACCGCAGCCAACGTCTTCGGCATTGGCCTGCAAGGGCTGCTTGGTGCTGACACTGTGACGCTGGCCGACGTGTACGCTGCGGGCTACGGCTCGTGAGTGAAGAAGCTGAAACCACTGGCCTGCGGATCGCGGGCTTTGACGTAAAGGGCTGGTGGTTCGCCGCCGCCCTGCCCGTCCTGTCTGGTATCAGCGGCACGATTTACTATGGCTACGATGTTGTGAACAGGTTCTGGGGCGTGGAGGAAAGCGTTGCCGAAGTTCTGGATGTGGTCAGCCGGGTGCAAACCCTTGAGCAAGCGATCCAAGACAACGATGTGCGCGGCCTTGCACCGA